TACGCTTCGTTCTTGTCTGGTGTTGATTTGTCATCAGCAAGATAGCGACCTTTCTTATCTCTGGCACGAACACGCTTGAACTCACGCCCGAAAAATAACTTCAGATGTTTCTCATATAACCAACCAATCATTTTTCTCTAGAAACCCCTTGTACTTTTTCCACTGATCTCATTGCTCCAAGTCCCAGCATACCCATTAATACAGGCATCATAGTGCTAGTGTCAATCAAAGGTATGACAACATCAGATTCAGCCAAGGCTAAACCAAAGTTGGAAAATGGAATTAAAATGTAGTTTGAGGCCATTCCTAATACGCAGACCCAGCCGACAGCCGGTCTCCAACCGGCAACAAACATGCTTTTACTTGCAGCCTCTACCTTGTTAACTTCCAATTGGCCTTTTGCTAATTCCTGAGCATGTTTTTGTGCCATCGTGCCAATTTCGTGGGCCAAGGCATTCTTGGTGTCTTTGTCCTCTATAAACTTATCAAGTAGACCTGCGACTGGCCCAATTAATGCTTGAAGCATATCAATCTCCCTTTCCAGCGTTTAAAAACTCCATGACCGCCATCAACATAGAAAATATACTTGCAACAGCCGTCATCATGTATTTGAACCATTTAACAACCAAAGACATAGTTGCTGCATCCGATTGCTTTCTTCTTTTTTCTTGATATGCTCTTTCTCGCTTTGCTTCTTTTTGGAACTGCAAGAAGTCTTCCCACATTCCGGGCCTGCCAACCAGCTTCATATGTGTGCGAAGTTCTGCTTCTTTTTCCCTAAGTTTTTCTAACTCAAGAAAGTTCTGCAATACAGAGCCACGACCTTTCTTGTTGGATCGCCTTGCAAGTATAGATTTATTGTTGAAATAATTAGCGCAAGCCTCAGCACAGTGACTTAGGTCTTTCCCGTGCTTGACGCTTTGTAACATAACGTCAATTGCGCGGTTGGCTGCTTGGATTTCTTCAAGCACTTCATCTTCTACTCATGAAAGCAGTAGCTCCAAAATAAGCCGCTACAATGGACGCTTGAGCTATATAGAACAGTCCAAGCAAATCAGAAAGAGCCTTAACCCTGCTGTCGGGCATCATGGGTAACATAAGGAAGACAGAAAACAACACCATTGATATCATGGCTACCCAAGCCATGTTTCTTTGAGAGTCTGCCTTTTCTTCACGAAGCTCTAATTCGACAAGCTGCTGATGACGCTCCAGTTCCTCGTCAGTTACCTCGCCATCTCCATCAAGGTCATACTTGGCGTACTTACTGGTTCGCTGTAATTTTTTTTGCGTAGCCATCTATTTCCTCCTTGTTGGGATCGACAAAAGCAGGTTTGCAGAAAGCTAGAGCAGGCTTATAGTTCTCCTCCCGTTTCGTGAGGATTTTTGCAATGTTGACGCAATGCTTTTGATTCATGTAATAACCCGCAACCTTTTCTGGATCGGCAGGGCTTAACTGAACAATAAGCGCAAAAACTATTATTTCCATTTATCCCATCCATTTGAATGCTGCCAATACAGTTATAATAAACGGATAAACTCCCCATAACATTAACTCTAATTTGTCGAACCGCTTAGAGCCTTCTCCAAGACGATCTTCAATATTCTGATAACGGATCAAGCATTCACGCTCATGATTGTCGATCCTTGTCATTGACTCCTTAACAGTAGCCATATCAGTTTTCTGTTGAACGTCTTTGATTCTGTTGAAGAAGGTTGAGAATAACTTTTGTATCTGCCTTAACATCGGACAAGTCTTCTGCTGTGTTTTGTTGGATAATTTCAGAACGTGTCATTTGGTTTTGAAGTTGATTTACTTCATCCTCGATCTCATCGACCTGTTCAGAAAGCTCACTGATGTCCTCTGCGTTTTCTTGAGACTGTGCTTCAAGCGTGGTATAGCTTGCAATTAAACCAGCACCGACTAGCAAGGCTGGAGCAAGGTTCATTAGACTAGAAAGTTTTATTTCCATAACAATTCCTTTATGCTGAAGCACCCTCCGTCTCAGGCGTGTCAATAAACTTAAACCATCCAGTTGCAATGTATTTTATTTGAGTATTTGAAGGAATACCTCTGTGTGTATGCGTCCAATCAACAGGCCAAATTAAAGACAATCCTTTTTTTGGTTTGACCTTTGTTTGTTGATAAAAAAACTCTGTTTCTCCACCGTCGTCAATGTCATTCAAGTAGGTCATAAATACCAGATGCCGACCCGCTTTCGATAGCGAGTTACGTTCACAATGCCATTTATGAAAACCACCGCCCAATGGATACTTTTGCAACAAAACAGTTTCGTAACACCATGCAGCCGTTGCGTTTGCGTAGAAATAGTCTGCTTTATAAGCATCAACGCAAACCTGAAGGTTTTCCATATATTTTTGTATTACAGGATTTAATCCATCAGTGTCTGCGTCCATCGAATCTTTTTGTTGTTTGTCAATAATGATTCCGTCTTTAGGCGTAGAAACAACCCCTTCGTGTTGCTGACTTGTTTCATGCAATACAATCAACTCATCACACACATCTATCTCAGGAAGGTAGTATGCTCCGATAAAAGAGGGTTGATTTTTCAATCCCAAATCAATCGAAAGAAGAGGCTCGTTGTATTTGACTTGCTGTAACAAAATTTAATCCCAAGTTGGGCGAGTGCTAGGAAAATCCGAAGTAGTAGGCCAGTCGCGTAATTTTTTTCGATAAGCATCCAAAGTATCTTTTTTAGGATGATCATCTAAACCTTTAAGCACATCGGTACGCTCAAGCTCTTCATTTCGCCATCCTCTTGCAAAATCTTCTTCAGTCGGACGATCAGTACGCAGAGTTTCTGGATCTACATACGGCTCATAATGATCATAATTTGCTTTAACCCAATCTTCTGTTCCAATAATATGGGGATTAGTTACATTTCCGTCTTTATCTTTGATAACCCAATTCATGCTCATTTAATTTACCTCAAATTAAGATGGAAGATACTGAATAACAACAACCCCTTTACCGCCCTTCGCGCCCACAGATCGACCAGAACTTTGAGAGTTTCGACCACAGCCTCCCCCGCCTCCTATTCCTCCGTCTGCGCCTCTGGTTGTGGTGTAATCGTTGCTTCCAGCAGATTTGTAAAAACCACCCCCGCCACACAAGTCACCAGCAAAACCTGTACCTAAACCATAGGCAAAATCGGAACCTGAACTCATACTCGATGGTGGAGGGCCACCTCCAACAAGACGACCAAAACCTGAACACATAAGTCCACCAGCCATAGCCGCCGAGCCATTTCCGTTGCCACCATCTTCGCCTGTAGCATTAACGCCAACGTGTCCTCCGCTAGTTGAGTTTCCATCACCTCCAGTGTTATTCACATCGCCATTACTAGCTGTACCTCCAGAAGCACTGTTTGCGTTTGTTCCTCCATTGTCCCCTCCATTTGCTGTGAGAGTGGCATTTAAACCTGTGCCAGATACAGTCGTGTTACCCCCCTGACCGCCAACTGTAACAGTGAAAGAGCCATTTGTAGTTACAGCAAGGGAGTTCTTTTTGCAATATCCTCCGGCACCTCCGCTTGTGCCTCCGTTTTGACCAGCGGCACCATTTCCACCACCGCCTACAAGATGAATGCAAATATTTCCATCTTGCGGTGGAACAAAAGTTTCGCTTTGCGCTATAAAAATTTGCGGCAAAGTTTCATTCTTACCAAGTATCACTGCCATTTTAAAATCTCCTTAAATCTCTAAAAATCCTATAGTCCCATCAACATATACAAGTTGAGTTGCTTTGCCGCTTTGAAGCGTTCCATCAGCAGCGGTGCTGTTAATGTTTTGTGAGTTACGACCCAGCGTCACCGTTCCACCGCCCGTTGCTTTGACAATAACCGTATTTCCTGCGCTGGCAGAGGCTGGAAGAGTAATTGTAACGGCACTGGCACTATTTACAATAATCTGATCACCAACTAAAGCCGTGTATGCGCTGGTTTTGACAAGCCATGTATTATAAGCTCCACCAACCGTGGAGAACGATAATACGCCAGAACCGTCAGTTGTTAAAACTTGCCCATCATCGCCATCCGATGAAGGCAATGTAAGCGTTATATCTGCGGTGCTTGCTGGGCCAATTAGTGTAACTTTATTTGTACCGTTGTCACTGTCTTCAAAGAATTCAATAAACCCTGCACTTGTTGCTGCGTTTTTAAGCTGTAATCCCGCATTTACCACGGGGGTTGTTAGAGTTGGTGTGGTAAGTGTTTTGTTAGTCAGTGTATCAGTCGTTGTTTTACCCACCAGCGTGTCGGTGGTTGCTGGCAGTGTTAGCGTGATGTTGCCGCCAAATGCGCTATGTGCCGGAGCTAATATCCTTGCATAGTGAGCGTTTGAACTCTCGCAATAGAAGTCAATGTAAGACTGCGCTCCACCATTTTTTAAAGAAATTGCACCTTGGGATATAACAACTCCGTTAGTTGATCCTCCAGCCACACCAAGTGTTCCGACGATGGTGACGTTAGTCGTTCCAGTCGGAATTTCAAGAACATCAGCATCTGCATCATTTTTTATTGTTACGTCATTCGTGGAACCTTGACCAGTTAGGATTAAGCCTTCCGCAGCGGTGTAACCCATTGCAGCGTTGTCACCAGAAGACGTATCACCATCAGCATTTATAGTAGAAGCGGTTACATCCCCAACAATATCAACGCTTGTGCCGCCAGTTGCAATCGTCAGTACATCTGCATCGGCATCATTCTTAATGGTTACATCGTTAGTTGATCCTTGGCCTGTAAGAATTAATCCTTCAGCAGAAGTGTAGCCTATTGCTGCGTTATCTCCAGCCGATGTGTCGGCGGTTGCCTCAAGCGTTGTTCCTGTTATAACCCCAGAGGCCGTAACAGTTGCAAGGGTTGTTGTGCCTGTCAGGTCTAAATCAACAAGCGCATCAACTACCGCTGCACCTGATCCCGCGCCATCTAAATAAACGGCTTTGACCGCACTGTTTGCAATATTTACAGTAGCACCAGATCCTTGTTTGATTGTGATGATCTGAGAGCCTGTCGTTGCGTTCTCGATAAACATCAATCGAGAAACTGTGTTTGGCGCAATGGTTAACACTCTCGTTGTAGAAAGCGTAGCCGACGATGTGACTTTAAAATAAATAGAACGGGCTGGATCTGTCGCTCCATCAGCAACAGTTGTTGTTGCATTTGCGTCACTAGCAAAACAATCCTGTGTTCCAAAACTTAATGCCTCTGCAATTAGCTCCAGATTAGTATTTGTTTCTGACCCCCACGTACCCGAAGAATCTCCTGTGGCGATTTCTTTTAATCTTAAATCATTTACATAAGTTGCCATGTTATAAACCTCATGCGGCTATGCCCGTTGGTGTTACTATATCTTGCCAAGCTGGCGTTTGCGATGTATCTATCGGCCCCCAAACATTAACAGGTCTGATTGATCCACTGGCTGAAACACCTGTCACTGCAAATGACACAGATATTCCTGTAATAATAGTGCCAAGCGTAGCAGTAGCGGAAATCCCTGTTAGGGTTACATTAGTGTCTCCAAGCGTTGCAACAGTGCCAATAGCACCTGTTGCTGCTACACCTGTAACGGGAATACTGTCAGCACTACCCCAAGGGCCGTCTCCCCAATCGCCCCGTCCCCATCCCGTTATCGAGGACATCAAGCGATCCTAATTATTGCGTTACTCGCGTCTGCGGTAGGAAAGGTGATTGTGAAGTCACCTGCCGTTGCAGTCTTGTCCCCACCAAAATCTAACACACATACTGCTCGATCCGAGTTGGTGTCATTGTAGATGAGTGCGCCCCTAGCTGTAACCGTTACCGTTGAAAACGTGAGATTTGCGAAGTCGGCAAATCCTGTCGTACCGCTAGAGTCGGGGTTGATGTTTGTCAAAGCTGCACCAGCGGCGGTGTAGTTTGTCCCGCTTGCCTCATTGGAAGTCGTATAAGCTGTTGTACCTGCTCCCAGACTTGCAGAACTTGTATACAAAGCCAACTTGAAGCTGTTCCCGCCGCTTGCTAAAAAGTTATGAGTACCTTCAAGTAGTTCTTTTTTAAACGAGGTACACATCGCTTGAGTTATAGCCATTACAATCTCCTGATTATGTCTGCCATTTCTTTCTGTTGATTTTTTTCCAACATTGCTGTCAGCGTGGTTCTATCGCTTTTTATTGCTTCCACCATATAAAACAACACCGCTGTATAAACCTGATCTTTAAAAGCCTGTGCCTGTTCCTGAATTGCAGGATGCGAGTTACTGCCTACAGAAACAATTCTATTTGTTGCCTTCTCTGCCCAGAACTCTACATCATGTCCTTTGTGTTTGGTCGTCGAAACGTCAACGATAGGCGTGTCAGGCAAGTTCATACTAGCCTCTAACATTAGGATCTCGACTTCCTGACAGTGCCTGACCTATAGCTGTCTGTTGTATTATAGCCCTCACCTAAAGACTCTAGCCTAGTTATTGACTCATCATACTTTGCCTGATACAACTGCATCAAATCAGGATCGCCTTTCAAAAAGATATAGCCTTCTACGAGACATCCGTAAAGCAATGCATTTTCTGCATTGGTTCCAAGCCAGCTTGTTCCGTCTGATGTGACTGTTATTGACAGGGGTTTGTAAAAATAATGTAACTCGGTTGTAAAGTCTGCATTAGGAGTTGGGCC